CTCGAAGCGGAAAGTCGATGCGGCCGTAGCAGCAATCTTCGGATACGACAGAGCAACGCAACCAGCAGAACCAAAGCCACCAGTGGCCAGGTTCTTCTCGGTTCAACTTTAGGAGCGCAATGAAAAAAATAGATTTCTCACTCGTAGCAGAAGTGACTGGCGTAGCATTAGCAACCACAGGAATCGCAATGCTTTCATTGCCGATCGCATTAATTACACTAGGCACATTCCTAGTATGGATAACAGAAAAGGCTAACTGATGAGTCTATCGAAGCGAATCAAAGCAGCAGAGCAGAAGCGCACAAACAATAGCCAATGGGTCGAACCACTTATCCCAGGACGCCCTGCTTACATGGCCCCATCTGGAATCGATGTAAATGCAGATTCTGCAATTCGCATGTCGACAGTTTATGCCTGCGTAAGATTGCTCGGCGATACGATTTCCTCGTTGCCACTTGCAGCATACGTACGACGCGGCAGAAACAGAATCTCATACGCCAGCGTTTACGGATCGCAACCAGCCTGGATCAACAAACCAAATCCAGAAGCATCGCGCCTAGAGTTTTACGAGCAGATAATCGCTTCACTTAATATTCATGGCAACGCATTCATCCTCACCGTTCGCGACGACATGGACGAAGTACAAGAAGTCTATTGCGTACACCCAGACGACGTTCGCATTGAACGCCCACGTCCAGGAGAGCCAATCATCTACAAGATGAGAGATGAAGAAGGAACATACTCGCGCATTTTGACCTCACGCGAAATGAAACACATTCCACTCTTCAGACTTCCCGGTTCGCTTTACGGCCTCGGCCCAATCGCAGCAGCTCGTCTCACGATCGGCGCAGCGATGGCAGCAGACACATACGCAGCCGCCTACTTCGGCAACGCAGCAAACCCAGGCGGCGTCATTGAAGTACCGGGCGAATTAACAGAAGAGCAGGCAAGCGACATCGGCCGCGATTGGAACGTAACCCACACAGGGCCGTACCGCGCAGGCAAGATCGGAATCCTTTCAGGCGGCGCACAATTTAGACCGCTGACACTTAACGCAGCAGACGCGCAGCTCTTAGAAGCCAGAAGATTCAACGTCGAAGACATTGCCAGATTATTCAGAGTACCGATCAGCCTGCTAGGACACCCAGTAGCAGGAGCGATGTCATTTGCCAGCGTTGAAGCGCAAAACCTTTCATTCGTGCAGCATTCACTTCGCCCATTATTGGAACGAATCGAACAATCAATGTCCGAATTACTTCCAGAACCAGACGGCTTCATCAAATTCAATCTTGACGCATTGCTTCGTGGAACGACACTCGAACGCTTTGACGCATACACAAAGGGCCTTCGCGAAGGCTTCCTATCATTAAACGACGTCCGATCAGTGGAAGATTTAGCGCCACTCGGAGAAGCAGGCGATCAGTACAGAGTGCCACTGCAGAACATCGACGCAGCAGACGCACCAGATGTAGGCCTGAAATTACGATCCGAGATCGCAGCGAGCCTGATTCAAGTCGGCTTCGATCCAAAGGCCGTAACAGAAGCCGTCGGATTACCACCGATGAAACACACAGGAGTACCGAGCACGCAGCTGCAGCAAGTAGGCACAATTGACCCGGCAGATCCGGCATCAGTTTATGAGGTCGAATAAATGCCATATTTGATAAGCGACAAACAGACCGACTGCGCAGGATGGGCAACCGTTAAAGAAGAAGCAGACGGCACATACACCACAATCGGATGCCACGAAAATAAACAAGACGCAATCGACCAAATGGTGGCAATCTCAATCGCAGAAGACATGGAACCAGGCGGCGAAGTAAGCAAGCGCGAACTGCCTAGCAATTACAGACCAGCACTTTCAGAAGATGTACCAGAAGGAAGAGCGTGTGGAAATTGTTTCTTTTACAATGAAGAAAAACAAAATGTAGAAGGAACGAAAGCGTGGTGCGAGCGCTGGAATGATTATGTTGATGGAGCCTATTACTGCAATGCATGGCAACCAGAAACAAATAACAGGCAAGTAGATCTCAGCGTTCCGCAATTTATCAGAGCAAATGCAGAACGTGGCCTCCAATATTTACGCGATGGATATGGCGGAGACGGACTTACAGAAGGAACCAAACGAGCAGCTCGCGACATGGCAGCCGGCAACATAACAGAAAACAAGATCAGGAAAATGGCCCCCTGGTTTGCAAGACACAAAGTCGACGGCCAGGCCCCGAAGAACAGCAACCCATCCGATCCAGGATACCCAGGCGCAGGATTAGTGGCCTGGCTTTTATGGGGCGGAGATTCAAACTTCAGCGACCGAGCACAAAACTGGGCGCAAAGGAAGATAGACGCACTCGACGCAGAAGAAGACTCAAGGAGCAAAATGACAAAGAAAATCGAACGCCGCACCTTTACGATCAAGAACGTAGAAGCACGCCAGGCAGAAGACGGAACCATGCGCCTCTCCGGATACGCGGCCGTCTTCAATAACGACAGTGTGCCGCTTCCATTCATTGAACGGATCGCACCGGGCGCATTCCGAAAGACCCTGACAGAGACACCAGATGTCCGCCTCTTGATCAATCACGAAGGGCTACCTTTAGCAAGAACAAAGAACGGAACGCTTCGACTTAAGGAAGATGAAACCGGACTTTACATGGATGCCGATCTACCAAACACCCAGGCAGCTCGCGACCTTTACACCCTGGTCGAGCGCGGCGACGTTGATCAGATGAGCTTCGCATTCCGAGTGATCCGCCAGAAGTGGAATGAAGGAAGAACAGAGCGCACGCTTACAGAATTATCGCTGGCAGATGGCGACGTTTCAGTCGTCACTTACCCGGCCTATCCAACCACCACAGTCGAAGCCAGAGAACAGATCGCAGCAGCTCGACAGGCAATCAAGGAAGGCCGCGAGATCACAGGCGAAAGCCTGATCGTGATTCAGGCAATCCTCGATAAGATCGACGAATCATACGAATATCTTGGCGAAGGAAAATCGATGCTGGAAACAGTTCTCGGAATTTCAGAAGATTCAACATACATGGAAGAAGAGGAAGACCGCGCAGTCGATACAGTCGGAAGCTTTGTATCTTGGGATTCTTCCGGCGGAAGAGCACGCGGCAAGATTGTACGCGTTGTCAGAGAAGGCTCACTCAACGTTCCAGAAACAGATTTCACGATCAACGCAGAAGAAGACGACCCTGCGGTTTTGATTCGCCTCTACCGCGAATTGAGAGATGGATACGTTGCAACCGATACATTGGTAGGACACAAAGCATCGACACTCACACTAATCGATGCGCTACCAGAACCAAGTCCAGAAGAAGCGGAACGCAAAATCACCCTGCGCCTCGCTCAAGCAATCGTCAACAATATAAAATAGAATTCTGCTGCAATCAGCAGATACAAAGCCGGAGCGCCTCTCGCACCCAATATGCGCCGCGAGATTAAGTGACACCACTTTGATCCAAACCCTAATCAGAAGGAGATCAACACATGTCAAAGTCTTTCCTTGATAAGTTGATCGAGCGTCGTGATGCAGTTAAGTCAGAGATGGACGCAGTTCTCGAAGCAGTAGCAGAAGAGAACCGCACTGACCTAACAGAAGAGGAAACCACAAAGGTGGATACACTCGTAGAAGAATCACGCTCACTCGATTCAAAGATCGAAAAGATGAAAGCACAGGCAGATGCAGATGCAAAGGCATCTGAAATCCGCTCAGCAGTTTCAGATGTTGTAATGCCTCGCACTACAGGCAGCGCAACAATCACACGCGAAGAGCGTACATATTCAGCAAACTCAGGTGCATCATTCGTGAAGGACGCATTCAATGCGCAATTCTCAAATGACTACGCAGCAAACGAGCGCCTCGCACGTCACATGCGTGAAGAGTCAATCGAGCGCCGCGATGTTGGAACAGCACAGTTCGAAGGCCTTGTAATTCCACAATACCTCGTCGACCTTGCAGCTCCACTAGCACGCGCAGGACGCCCATTCGCAGACGCAGCGACAAACAAGATGGCACTTCCACCAAGTGGAATGACCCTGAATATTTCTCGCATGACAACAGGATCATCAACAGCCGTTCAAGTTACACAGAACGACGCAATCTCAGAAACAGATATTGATGACACACTGCTCACGATCAATGTTCGTACAATCGCAGGCCAGCAAGATATTTCTCGCCAGGCACTAGAGCGCGGAACAGGCATCGATTCATTC